GTTACATTAGGTTCAGGTGTTACGGTTACACTTGGTGCAACATCAAGGTGGGTCGTAGTATGAGTACTATTCGTTTATCAGGTACTAGTTCAGGTTATTATGATCTTACAGTTCCGGCAGCAGCTGGAACAAACAGCATTGACTTAAGTAACTTAGCAGTAAAAAATTCAAGTGGTCAACTAGGTTTAGGAACTAATAGTCCTGCTTATCTTCTAAACCTTGAACAGGCAGTAAATCAAGTACCGTTTTTGTATATCAAAAACACAGGAAACGATGGATGCCATAATGCCATTACTTTGGAAAGCTCAACAACTGCTGATAAAAATATCGGTATACGATTTATAAACAGCGGTGGAGTAAAAGGTGGTATTGGGTATGCACAAAGTGGAAAGATTGCGTTATACGGTAATACTGATACAAATAAAGGTGTAAATGTAAATGGTAATGGTCACGTAACACTTCCAAGCCAACCATACTTCTATGCTACTGGTACTGCAACAGGAACACAATTATCCACAAACCCTTGTCCCTATAATCAAACTTCTTCGAATATTGGAGGCCACTATAATACTAGTAATTATACCTTTACAGCGCCTGTTGATGGAAGATATTTATTTACTGTGTCTGCACTAAATTATCCAAGTGCTTCTAGTAGTGGAGAAATGTATTTTTCAGTTAATGGTGGTGGTTATACAGCACTAATGAGATTTCATAACATTGGTAGCCAGCAATCTATTACTGGTTCAGCTATAATAAATTTGTCGGCCAATGACACTGTAAAGGTAATAGGAAGTTTGTATTTTTACACTTCAGGTGGTCATGGTCATTTTTCAGGAATGTTAATGGGATAAGCCATATAAATAACTTTGTAATTAACTTTAACTAGGAGAAATAAAATGCCAAATATTACTGTAGCTCTTACCGATACACAGAATAAGTGTATGGAGTATGCTGCAGCTGATGTTCAAGACTGGGCCGATAATGCACTTCACAATCGTGCACGTATCGCTCAAGACGAGATCATTTCTGCTTTAGTAGCTCACTGTAATGCGAATGAGATTGCCCTTGCAACAGGTGCAGATGCTCAAGTCGCGCAGGCCTTTGAATTGGAAGTCGTAAAGACTGCTGCTCAAAGGAATGCTGATGCAGAAGCCGCGATGCCAGAATAATGAGTACACTCGAACTCGAACATCTAAAACACGCGAGTTCTTCGAGCAATAACCTGTCAACTCATTCAGACGGGTCGTTGACTGTTGGGAATCTTCAGAGCTTAAATGTTCTTGGTGACCTTACAGTAGATACTTCAACATTAAAAGTAGACGCAACAAACAACAGAGTAGGCATAGGCACAACAAGTCCGACAGCACAGTTAGAACTTTCTGCTGGAGCTCCTACATTAATCCTAAACGCAAATAGTCAAGCAACAGATAAGAAAAAAGTTAGATTAGGAGCATCTCAGTTTACAGCCGGAGATTTTGCCGTTCAACAAATGGCAGATGATGGAACAACTGTAGTTTCAACTCCATTCAAAATTGATACATATGGTCATACAATTCCTACATCTATTAAACCAGATAAGTATGGGTCATTGATTGGCCCGGTAGATATAACTGGTGGATTTGTAAACGGATGTGCTGTTAATACATTTCATAGTATCACTAACGTAGATATAAACAACTATGCTGGCGGATATAACAGTGGAAACGTAGGAATACAAGGTGAAATTATGTGGACAAGCGGCAGTGTTGCCCAAGGGTATAACCATACAGTAAGATTTATGTTACCACCAAGTAGTTCAAACACAGCACAAACCTATTCATCTTCTAACTTTACTAGTTTTAGTTATAGTGGAAATGTTTATAACGAAATCCCAGTTACTGTGACTCATCACACAAGTATGTCATCAAACCATGATATTAGACTTAGGTTACATAATACTTCTAATGTTTCTTATGACCCATTGCGTTTAGAAATATATACATCAGCAGGTGTTTCTGGCAATGCTAGATTGACACTTTGGAGAGCTTAATGATTAGAGCAGTAGACATACACGAAAGTAGAACAAATTATATTGCTCATCTTGAACATGAAGAGTCTTTATTCTTTATTGTTCCTTTGGAAAATGATGGATCAGATAATTGGAATAGATTGCAAGAGTGGCTAGATGCAGGTAATGAAATAACAGATACGATTGAGTGGCGAACATTATATAAAGGAACAAGACAAATAGAGTACCCTGATATTGGTGAGCAGCTTGATATGTTATGGCATGCTATCGATACAAATACTCTTGATAAAACAAGTGATTTTTACAATACACTAAAAAGTGTAAAAGATAACAATCCAAAACCGGAGTAAGACGTGGCAACAAGTATTACAAACACATCGATTACTACTGACGATCTTACTATAGATACAAATACACTCAAAGTCGACTCTACAAATAATCATGTTGGATTTGGAACTGCTACGCCACAAGCACCTATTGATGCTACGCTTGCTGCAGGTAATGATTGGGTTGCACGTTTTCAAAACACAACATCAGCTACACCTTATAATGTACAAATCTATGATGCGGCATCAGCAGCTAACGGATATCCGTTATTACAAGTAACAAATAGTGCTGGATCGGGAACTTATTTTAGAGTAGATAGTGGTACAGGTATTGTCACTAAGCCATATCAACCAGCATTTCATATTCAAGGAACTGGGCCAGCTCATACCGGTAGTCAAGAAACAGCAATTTATTATGTATCAACTCCTACAATAAAATTTAATGTAGGAAATCACGGAGTAGGTGGAACTGATTCAGCTACCTCTGGTAAATTTACTTGTCCAGCTTCTGGAATGTACTTAGTATGTTGTACATGGTATAGAGGTGGAAGTGCAACTGCTTATATGGGAACAATTGTAAAAAAGAATGGTGCTAGCTATTATAGCTACTTTTATAATAATGCTTCTAATTATGGTGATGCATCTGTAGGACAAACCGCTATGATTCAGTGTTCTGCGAACGATGTGTTGCAGCAATATGTTTATGGTAACAGTTCTGATTCTGATCCTGGCACCACAATGCAAATATATTTCTTAGGATAAAGATATGTCAAACGCAAGAAACTTAGCAAATCTTCTAAACTCAGATACTGCAGTCACTTCGGCTGATATCCTTGATGGAACTGTTGCAACTCTTGATATTGCAGATGATGCAATTACAACTGCCAAGATTCTTGATGGTGCAGTTACAAGTGCCAAAATAGATTCTGGTGCCATAGATGGACTTGTTACTAAATCTGCTTCTGCTCCATCTAGTCCAGCAAACGGTGATGTTTGGTACGACACAGATGATTTCAAAATACAGTTTTGGGATGGAACAGCGTGGCAATTAATTAAATCATCATTTACAGCAACAGGTGGAATTACATCTGATGGCGGAGGATATAGATATCACCAATTTAATTCTACAGGTAACTTTGTAGTATCTAAAGGTACCGCTCTTGTTGAGTATATTATAGTTGCTGGCGGCGGAAGCGCGGCTGGTGGTGAATATGCAACCGGTGGAGGTGGTGGCGGAGCTGGTGGAGTACTTTATGGTAGTACTAATGTCTCAGCTCAAACTTATGCTATTACTATAGGAGCCGGAGGAGCAAGTGTTACTGGATCTGCATCAAGTGCAGGAAACGCTGGAGGCGACTCAACGGCTTTTGGATTATCCGCAATTGGTGGTGGTCATGGTTCTGGTTACCCAAACGTTAATCCTCAAGCTGGCGGATCAGGTGGCGGAGCAACTTGGCCAATGTCGAATAATACTGGTGGTGCCGGTACTTCAGGCCAAGGAAACGCTGGTGGAACTCATGATCAATCCTTAAATAGCGGTGGTGGTGATGCGCGAATAGGTTGTGGTGGCGGTGGTGCTACAGGAAATGGAGAGGATTGGTCTACAAACGGAGTTGGAGCTGGTAACGCACAAAGAGGCACAGACGGCGGACCTGGGTATACTTGGTTAAATGGAACAACTTATGCTGGTGGTGGAGGTGGTGGCGCAAGTGACTGGACTGACCCTCCATCTGGAGGTTATACAAGAGCTGGAAATGGTGGAGCTGGCGGAGGTGGTAATGGCCGCTATATAAGTGGTACTAATAATGCTGTAGCAGGATTTGATGGAAGTGCAAATACAGGCGGAGGTGCTGGTGGATCTTCATTTAATGGAGGGGTGACACAGTCTCAGGGTCTTAACAATGCAGCCGGAGGATCTGGCATAGTAATCATAAGGTATACAATATAATGGCGCATTTTGCAAAAGTAGTAGATGGTATAGTAACACAAGTCATAGTAGCCGAACCAGAGTTTATGGAAAATGGTTTTGTTGATACATCACCTGGTGAATGGATTCAAACATCTTATAATACCAGATCTGGAGTACACATAAATGGTGGAACACCATTAAGAAAGAATTTTGCTGGAAAAGGATTTATTTACGATAAACAAAAAGATGCATTTTATATGCCTTCACCATATCCTAGTTGGACATTAAACGAAACAACATGTCAATGGGAACCACCAGTTGCATATCCTGAATCTGGATCTTATAGTTGGAATGAAGAAACACGGGCATGGGATGAAATAGATGGCGCTGGATAAAACCACACCATCCACAATGTTTATTGGAAATAATAAAATATATAAATAGTATCGAACAGTTAATTTATGGGATACTATTATGGCAAATCCAACCACAAGAGCAGAACTGATTACGCATTGCCTTCGTAGGCTTGGTGAGCCCGTGCTTGAAGTTAACGTTGACGAAGATCAGTTAGAAGATCGAGTTGATGAAGCTTTACAGTTTTACCAAGAGTATCATTCAGATGCAATCGTAAAAAATTACTATAAGTATGCCATTACTGCAACTGATGTAACTAATGAGTATATTACTCTGCCCTCCACAATTACAACAGTACAAAGAATATTTCCAATTGATAGTTCTGCATCAAGCAATAACATGTTTAGTGCACGGTATCAGTTGAGGCTTAATGACATTTATGATCTAGGTTTTATTGGATCACTTGCTCATTATGAACAGACACAACAGTACCTATCAATGCTTGATATGAAGCTAAATGGTGCAGAACAAGTAAGGTTTAATCGAAATTCAAATAGACTTTATATTGATGTAGATTGGTCAGCCGATTTACCAGTAGGCAAGTTTATTGTAGTAGATTGTTATTCAGTTATAGATCCAACTGCACATGCAGAAGTATATAATGATCTGTTTCTTAAACGATACACAACAGCTCTTATTAAAAGACAATGGGGTCAAAACTTATCTAAGTTCGAGGGTATGCAATTGCCTGGAGGAGTTCAGATAAATGGTCGGCAGTATTTAGAAGAAGCAAACGCAGAGATTGATAAAATCGAAGAAGAGATGCAACTAAAATACGAAGCTATGCCAGAATTCTATGTAGGATAAAAACATGGCAACTAATGTATATTTTAGTCCTAAGGTAAAAACTGAACAAAACCTATATGAGGATATTGTTATTGAGTCGCTTAAGATGTATGGGCAAGATGTCATATACATTCCTAGGCAGCTAATTAATCGTGATGAACTCTTAAATGAAGACTATTCTAAATTTACCGATGCGTACACTATTGAAATGTACATTGAAACTTCTGAAGGCTTTGCAGGTGAAGGAGACTTACTTGGAAAGTTTGGAGTTGAAATACGAGACCAAGCAACATTTGTAGTAGCACGTAAACGTTGGGAAAACTTAGTAGGGTTTTACAATAACTCAATTAATGACACAAGACCAAGTGAAGGTGACTTAGTATACTTACCATTATCAAGATCTTTATTTGAAATACGTTTTGTAGAACACGAACAGCCATTTTACCAATTAAATAACCTGCCGACATATAAATTAGAATGTGAGTTATTTGAATACTCTAATGAGGAACTTGAAACTGGTATACGTGAGGTTGATGAGTTACAAGAACGTTATTCATATCAGCAAGTATTTACAGTTAATAATGGATCGGGTCATTTTACTCCTGGTGAAACAATTAGACAAAACACTGGTGAAGTTGATCAGCTAGGTGCACCAATATATGTAACTGCCGAAGTTGTAAACTTCAGTGTTTTAGTTGGTGTTGGTACTCTTACAGTTATTAATGAAGTTGGTAGCGATGGAACTGCAAGAAAGTTCAAAGTTAGTAGTTTAGTTGCTGATATTATTACTGGCTTAGATAGTGGTGCAACTTGGTATGTACAGGTAGATGCACCTGAACTAGCTATGTCTGGTGATCCATATGCACAAAACCAAGACTTTGAAACACTTGGTGATAATATAATTGACTTTACAGAGTCCAATCCATTCGGAGAAATTACATAATGTTCGGAACTTATTTCTACCATGCTGCTATCAGGCGAACAATAGCCGTATTTGGTACCTTATTTAATAATATTGAAGTCCATAAAGATGATGCAAGTGGAAACGTTTTGCAAACTATCAAAGTGCCTTTAGCTTATGGACCTAGGTCTAAGTTTTTGGCTAGAGTGCAAGATCAAAGTAATTTAAGTGATGCAAAGTTAGCAATTAAGTTACCGAGAATGTCCTTTGAAATCACTTCAATGACATATGATACTACACAAACAGTTAATAAAACAAATGAAATTAGAGTTGGCTCTATTACAAATAACACTCGTAATTCTGTAAGAACACCTACTCCATATCGTCTTGGTATTCAATTAAATATCATGACAAAAAACCAAGATGAAGCTTTACAGATTTTAGAACAAATTCTACCAACATTTAAACCAGATTATACAGTGACTATTAATGAGGTTCCTGCAATTGGTATTAAGTCAGATATACCTATTGTTCTTACTGGTGTAACAATGAATGATGATTATGAAGGTGACTTTATAACTAGACGAGCTATCGTATATTCATTAGAGTTTGAAACAAGAGTTAATTTCTATGAAGCAGTTCAGAACAAGAAAACAATACGTAAAGTAACAAATGACTTCTTTAATTTTGATGCACAAAATAATGCATTGTTAGAACGTCAAACCGTTACTACCAATCCTACAAGTGCAAACGTAACTGATTCATATACTTATGATGTGTTATATCCATTCCCTGCTGTTGCAGACAGTATTAGAGTTGTATTAACTAATGTTGTTGGCAATTTTATTGTAGGTGAAACTGTTGCGGCTACTACTTCTGGATCTACTGGTGTAGTTAAATCATGGGATAGTACTGGTAATATACTAGTTATATCTAATCCTACAGCATATTTTGTCATACCTGAAAGAGTAACTGGTGCGTCATCAGGTGCTATAGGCGATGTACAAAGTTCAACTAATGTGTATGTATAATGACAAAAGATATTGAAGAAGATTATGACTTTGCTAGGTCACAATATTACAATCTAGCAGAAAAAGGTAATGAAGCGATCGATTTAATGATGGACTTAGCTCGTGAATCCGAACATCCACGTGCTTTTGAGGTTTTATCAACTGCAATTAAACAAAATGCTGAAGTTGCAGATAAATTGATGAAGCTGCATAAA